CACCGCCGCCACCTCCACCGCCATTGACGCTGCTCGCTATAGACTGTCCGCTTCCTCCTGTACCGGCAGAGACCGTATACGTCCCTGTATCTGATGTTAGCGTTTTATATCCTGCAATTATTGTACCACCACCACCGCCGCCTCCTCCGCCACCGCTTCGAGTTGTACCGCCTGTGGCTGCGCTCCCGTTTGCTCCACCGCATGAAAACGTAGAAGACACGTTATATGCTCCGGCGCATTCGATGATCAATACACCCCCTCCTTTCCCGCCATCGCCTCCACTGCCATTATCCGCGCCTCCGCCGCCTCCTGCGCCCCCTGCACCGCACCATACCGGCACCACCCAACCGACCACTTGCCCAAGAGAGGTATAGCTTGCCCCCGCGCCAGCCGTGCCTCCGGTCCCTTGCGTAGAGGGATTGACGCCTTTTGTTCCTTTCGCTCCGGCTGTATTAACGCTTATGTTCCCCAACCCCGTCGTACCGGCCGTTCCGTCGGTATCTGCCGCACCTCCGGTTCCGTTATTCCCTCCCATACTCGCGAGATTGATCGCGGGACTTGTTGACGATGTCGCGGTGAAGTTACCCGTCGTCTTGATTATCAAAAATGCTCCCGTGGATACCTTATTTGAAACTGTCAAATCTGCGGTGCCAGTCAAAGAGAAAGAGGTGTAATTTTTTACCAATACGCTCGCGCTTGCCATCGAGAGTGTCGTTGTCCCTGATGATTGCGAAAACGCTCCGTCAGACCCATCGCCTCCGAATACTCCCTTTGTTACCACGACATACCCATTGACTGTAAACGTCGCCGCGCTGTCGTCCCACTTAGCATAGGTACTCGTTGCGTCGTCTCCCATGATCACGTCTCCCGCATCACCGCCGGAAAGGACTACCTCGAAGATGACATTCCCTCCAGCTTCGATCGCCTGAAAACTGGTAGAGTCCATCGTGAATCTGTCACCCGACGCAGCAGTGCGGATAGTTGCACCGGTTACCGTACCGGCAGTGATGGTGCCGAGGTCGGCAGCAATGGCTGAAAGCTGGGATACATTCATTTTCGCGGCTGTGATTGTAGTAGCAGCGATATTCCCTGCAACAATGGATAGTGCGCCGATCTGCGCGCCATCTATAAGCGGCAATCCCCCATGAAATGGTATAAAAGACGCGGTAACAGTTTGATTTTGTGCTGTTCCCAAGAGTACCTTGTTTGCTCCAACCGCAGTTGCATATGTCGTGGTTGTTTGAAGAACCGTAGAGGAAACATCGGGATCAATATAAATATAAGTGAGTGCCGTCATGTTACCCGTATTGCCTGCGTCTATGGAAAACGTTCGTCCGTTAGAAAGAGAAATAGTTCCCGAACTCCACGCGATCGTGTCGGCATCCGTTACGGAGAACACAAGGCTATGCGTAAGCATGAGCAGAGAAATATCAGTGCTCGAATTATTCGGTATTGAAGAAATCGGCGTACCGGAAATCGCACCGCCAGTGATCGTTATGTCCGAAAAGGCCGCCACTCCTGCATTCGATATTTTGACCGAAGCGGCGGCATACGTACCGGCCGAACCCCACCAAAGATTACCCGCATTATCTATATGGAAAGACGTCGCATCAGTTCCACCGATGTCCAAATCACCGGTGCTCGTCACACGAAACGGTGCGGAAGAGTACGCACTGGACCCAAGCCACATATTCCCGGCTGTGCTGACATGAAACGAAGTCGAATCAGAACCGCCGATGTCTATAGAATCAACGGAAAGACCTCCAACGATAGTGAGATCAGTCCCGTTCCAGTTAATGTATTCCGTCGTGTTGCCGAGATAGAACTTCATCAGCCCGTCAGAGGAATCGACACCGAGCCGATAACCGGTCTGCGTATTGTTGAACCCGGTCTTGCCGGAAAAAAGAACGCCCGCCTGCTGTTCGAGCGTCGAGACGAGCTCACCGGCGGTTACGTTCTTCGGCGCTACACCGCTCGTAAACACGTTTGAGAGTTCGGGCGTAGTGTCTTCAAGTACCGCGGGCTTCCGCACAATCTTAGTAAGCGTACGGTCGTAACCGAGATCAAGCACGCTGTATGATGTTTGTGATTCGTTCGTGTAGATCATGTCAGTTTTCGTACACTTCAACCGTAACAAAATCAAGTCCTCTTAATTTAATTTGTTCGCCAGTAGTACTGTCTGTTATCCGAAACTCAAAAACATACGCAGTCAATGGCTGTATAAAGACTTCGCTTACAATATCCCCTAAGGTTCCAATGCTTTTCCAGTCACCGTAATCAAGCCGCGCCTGAAGTTCCGCGCCTCGCGTTCCATCAGAGTGAACGTAAATCTTTTCCGAGATTGTTTTACGTCGCTCTCGATACCCAAAATCAAATTCCGGCGACTGTAAAATATACGTGATTGCATTTCCGTTATAGTCGCTATTCCCGGTATTAAGCTGCAATACCTGTCCGTTCGTGTCTCCACCGACGATCAATGTATCATTGTCACTACTGTACTGGTGCATGGCGCGGAACTCGTGTGCGTACTTCAGCACCGCCCACTGTTCGGTGTCTACCGTCAGCCGAACGACGACATTATTGTGTGTCTCCGTATAGCCACGGTCAAAATTCACCGTAATATCGCCGATAGACCAGTACACGTTCTCGTTGTCGCTCCATCCATTTACACTCGCATAGAATGAGCTCGCTATTCCGTCAACGATACGCTGTATCGGCCGCGATATCCGTTTCGGATATCCTCCGTTCGTCTCATAAAAACCGTTCGGTCCATAGAAGAAGTAATTTTTGCCTCGCGCGCGCACGACACTCTTATGCGACTGCGTGCCGATGTTCACGAGGTCTTCAGGAAACGACGAGTCGAAGTTCCACCGCTTGAGAGATCGCTGCTTGTAGAGCATCAAATACCCCGGCACTTTATTGAGTGCCTGTATCGTTCCGCCGCCGTCCTCTTGCTCTGCCTGCAAGCTGCCGGAACCGGAAGCGGTCCAACTCACTGTACCGGCAGAGGGAGACGACGGCGTACTCGTGTAGTAGATACGGTCAGTCACGGCACAGTACATACGATCCTTGAACTCAATCGGAAACTTCCCGCCGGCCGGCGCGTTTCCTACATCAAGGTTTCCGCCTCCCGACACCCAACTTCCTGACGCGAACGATTGCGAGGTCGCGCCGTTCATCATTATCGTGGTATTGAGGAAGGTCGCAAACTCTATGCTCGCCGTAGCGCTCAAGCCGCTTAAAGAAACAGCGCCAGTTACGGCGTTGTAAATCGTTCCGTTAAACGCCGCCATGAGGACATTGCTTGCAACCGTCGTATCAAGATGCTGAAACAGTCCAAGACACGGATTCCCTGCAGAGAGTTGTGTCCCAACGATGTTCGTACCCTCACGCGAAACCGCCTCACCGAGTACTTTGTCAAAGAGCAGGTTCAGCGAAAACGGCACGGAATTCGGAATGGTGATATCAGAACTCACCTTTTGTATGTTCCCGGCCGACACGTCTCGCCATCGAACTGTTTGCTGTAGCCGTGCCATAGTAAATATCCTTAAATAACTTATCAATTGTTTGTGGTAATTTTCTTCTCTCCATACAATTAGATCTGCTCGAACTTCCCACGCGTCGCTGCGCGATAATCGATCTCGTTTATTTTCGGTGTCATCTTCCATCGCTGTCCCGAAACTTCAGTCCGTATCGCGGCCTTCAAAATATCTTGAAACATAACGAAGTCGCTATCTTTAAGATCAAGCGTTCCGTTATTGCGCCAGTACGCTTTCGCCTGCGCGAGAAGCCAGTGTTTTACCGCGTCATAACGCGATGTATCGAGCGTGTCCGACTCACTGTCCACCATCGTCGCTTCCTCATAGTAATCTCCGACAATGTTCTTATTGATCCACGTCGCGTCCGCAAGCGGCCACCAGCGAAGCCTTCCCTGCCGTACGTTAAAAAACTTTGGTTTACCCTCGGTCTCGTTCTGCCACACGTTCTGATCCACTGCGTGCGCCGCACCGATAGCGCCGGCGCCCGTAGCGGGAACACCCGTAAGAACTCCTGCCGTTGCCGAGCGTGTTACTCCAGTGTAGGTGATCGCGTCTAGCGTGTTCGAGCTATAGATATTCACCGTTCCTGTTGCGGAAAAATCATACGAGTTGTCTATCTCAAGCGTTGTCCCTCCAACGACCGCAAGCGTCCGTACTTGCGTTCTCGCGACATCCTTCATCTGCTCGTCAAACTCCTTCTCGTCGAGCGGTGTGAGCGGTTCCGTCGAAGTGCCGATACGCACCTGCAAGATTGCCCTGTTGGTTTCATCATCATATATATCAGCGGGAAGCGCGAGATCAAACGTCCCTCGCGCGGTCTGACCGAACACATAATCTGAAAGGAGATATTTACTCCAATGCTTGAGTTTCCCCTGCATGTACCGCAGACAGGCGTTGATCTCATCTATCGCCGTCTGCTTCGAAAAACGACTATCCCACTCGTGTCCGAGTTTTCTACGGACAAACTCAAGAATGTAGCCAACCTCATCCTCAGCGAATACAACGGCGATTGCGTTATAGGGTATCGGATCGCTATACCGATCGTTGACGGTATTGATCGAATCCGAAAACCGATAGTAGAAAAATCCACTCGTGATCGTCGTATCAGAGTAAATGGTATCCGCCTGCGTTGGGTCAATGTTCGCCGCAGCCGCAAGAGCGGTAAGGGTTGCGTCATCACTATTTGCATCTACCTCCGTCGCAGCACGATAAAAACGCACCTGATTCCACGGAATGACGTATACAACCGTTCCGGCTGGGTGTGCCTCAACAAGTCCCGCAGCGACGAGCGTCACCGTATTTCCCGCTGGAGCGGTGAGTGCGTGCGTAGCAACGATCTCCGCATGTTCGTTTCCAACGCCGCGAAAGAGGAGAATATTATTGACTGCAACGCCGAGAATGGACTTAACCGTAATCGAGGTCGCGCCGGCGGCGGCGTCCGCGTCTAAAACGAGCTGCGGCGCATGAAGCGTCAGCCCGTTGATGTTTGCATGTATGAAATTTTTAGGCATAGCATTGCCTTCGTTTTTTTTTCTACATTATACACTTTTCATTCCCGTCTCATGTTTCCTCATGTGCAAACGCAAATAATTTTTCGCCCGCGCGTCGCTGCTGCCGCTAAATTTGTCAGCACAGCCGGGAATCTCACAGACAACCGTAAACGCTCCCGGAAACAATCGATCGCGGCACTCGTCACACATACCCTTCCGCAATTCCTCGACATGCTCTGTTGCCTTATCCGCTTCTGCAAGCAATCCGACCCTTGATCGCATTTCAACGGGAAGTTTCCCAATCTCATATAATTTTTGATAATTTGGTGAGGATGTCATTTTATGCTAATCCATTCCACGTCTTTACAGACGCGATTGCTAACCCATCGACCGTTTTTACGCTTGCCTTCGCAAGACCTCCCCATGTTTTCATGTTTGCGGGGCCTGATGCGGCTGCTTTGAAACTTGCAATCCGAGCCGCCATCGCTCCTGTTCCTGTTCCTCGTGTCCACGTGGGGTTCACCGCTTCGGCGGTAGTCTGAATAATATACGCCATGCTTCCTCCGTAGTTGTTCCCCGAACCGAACGCATTGCTGTTGGTTATGGTGAGACTTGAACCAATGGAGATCGTTCCACCATCACTATTGAAACCTAATGCAGCAATCACAAGTTCATTATTTTCTGAAGGCGTAATACTCCCCGTTGCAAGTGTGGATGCCCCCGTGCCTGTGGCTCCATTTTGTTGATCCGCAGGAGTGGTTGTCGCGACTCCGGAAAAAGCAGCAGCTCTGATTGAACAGTAGTTTTGAGAGGCAGTATTCGAGAATGTATGGCTCGTTCCCACCGTCGGGTTCGCCACATAATAAATAATTGTTTTGACCGTAAGCGCGCTCGAAGTGAGCGCTGTCCATGTGTTACTCTTGCTGTCAGAAATGGTCGGTGTTGCGCCGCTGTCAACGGCAACACTAATAACCAGGAAATTCGCTCCTGTTGTATCAATAGCCCCGGTCGTAACGGTATCTGCTGTTCCGGTAGCTCCTACATTTGAAACTAATGCAACCGCCATATTATACAACTGTTATATAGTCATTTGACGGATTAAAAAATAACTCATCGGCCGTAAGCGCAAACCCGACCCGACGAATAACATCATCGGTCCCGGACGGTTGCGCTACTTGAATATCTCCGGCGGTAGTGCTCACATATGCAGGCGCGCCCACGGTAAGCGCAGGAAACGCCGTGTCAGCGCGAAGTACGCCGAAAAGAAGCAACGTCGTCGCGCTGCCGTCACCTGCCGCAGCCAAAACACACATCCCCAGCATTACATCTCCTGACGTCGACGCTGCATCTGCATCCGTAAGTTCCCACCGGCTATCAGCAACCGCCAAATAGCAGAGATCACCGAACGCAAGCGCCGCACCTGCAGTCCCCGCAATAGTAATACCAGTATATTTTCCATCAGCAGACCCGGCGGGGTCGAGGGCGATCGAGTTATTTTCCGCAAGCGTAATGGTGCCGCCAGTCGTAAAAGCGCTCGGAGTCGTGAGTGTCGGAGAGGTCAGGGTTTTATTCGTAAATGTTTCCGTCAGAGCCAGCGTCGCAAGTGTTGCTGTCGAGGACGGAAATGTTATCACCGCACTGCCCGCGCCGGTGATCGTTGCGTCGCCTCCGGTCACCGTCAGTTTACGCGCGGTGGTGCCGCCGGATATGTCGAAACCGTCAGCGTTTATCGTTACATCGAGATTTGTAGAATTACGTTTTGCCATAAAATTACATTGTTATTGAACTAATCCCTGTCATCGACCCGACGCTCGACGACTGCGGTATAAGACTAACGTCGTCCTCCGGGGGCGTACCGACAGTCCACTTCGGCGTCACGGTATAGGTATCGAGCGCCGCTCCATTATACGTCACTCGAAACTCATACTGCGTCGACGTTACCGAGTCCGCAGTTGCCTTAATACACCACTCAAGTTCTGTATATTTTCCCGACCCAAGATCAAGCGCCGGAGCAGGATTCGAGGTCTCCAGTATTGTTCCTGCCTGAAAATCAGCGCCGGCAGTTTTCCCGGAAGGCGCGGTAAGTTGCGCGGTAGTGGCAGCGCCGTCCGCAAATTGTGTCGAGGCAGCAAGAGAAAAAGAAACCGCGGACGCTGGAGGGACATTATTATCAATCGAAGGAGCAACATCAGTCGCAAACCGGTCACCGGTATCTTCATGGTTCGCCCAGTTGAAAGCTCCTTTCGGTGTACGGCCGTCAGAGACCAACGTATCATAAGCAGTTACTGCATCGGCGAAACTCCACCGAGCAGAAGTCCCCGTCGCCGCACAGGAAAATCCTACACCGATATAATCCCGCGGAATCTGCGTGCTCACGCCGTCTACAGTCACCGCCGTATTATAATAATCAAGATAGTACCGGGCATTTGCGAGCGTATTGAGATCCGAAGGATCATAAAATTGCGGACAGAGCCAATCCAGTACACCCTCTTTGTATAATTTTGCAAGAAGCAACCGATCACTCGCCACCTGCGATCCGGCATTAGATGCCGGGTACGCAGCAGGCGGAGATGTGAACATGAAATTAGTCCCGTAATACGACTGAAGCTGTTGCCCCGCATACGCCATCCATGTTGATTGAGCGGGGAACGACGAGACTCCTTCAAAATTATTCCAATCAATACCGTCAAACGCCATTGTGGTTCCGGAACCGCCAAGCCCAGCGTTCATATCCTTGATACTTTGCACAAACGCATCGGCGCGCGCTTGCGTTTGAATGTATACCTGCCCGCCGGCGCCACCGACAGAAACAAGAATCTTCTGCCCTCGCGCACGACAAGTAGCAATGTCGGCATTCTGATTCGTGCCAATCGTACCACCGGGCTTACGAAGAACTACCGCACCAGTAGTACCTCCAGCGACTTCACCGTCCGCCGGATACGCATGAAACATATTTATGATGTTGTATGTCGTCGGAAAATCCACAAGACGCTTGAACGGCGCCCACCAGACCCAGTAAAGCGCAACGGGATTCACCGGCATTCGTGTTGAAGGCATACTACTATGTAGTTATAGCGGTCCATGTGCTACCGCCGACTGCTCGATACTCTAAACGATACTGCTCCGACCCTCTGTTGAGCGTTGAGTTTAGCAACATACGCAATCGAGTATTCGTCGTTTTTGGTTGAATGATATTCGTGTCCTGCGCGGCAAGCCACGTCGCGGCCGATTCGCTTCCATCGTCATTTCTGAACCGGAATCCCTCCTGCTCCAGTGTACCCGATGCGGCCGTCGTCCCGTTAATAACCAGATCGTCCCAATCTATTACGTTTCCAGTTGATGGAGAGTACACATAGATATTGAACGTAATCGTGCTCGTCACGGTCTGAAAACCGGCCCCGCTCAAGTCAATAGACACCGCAGTCCACGTTGGTCGCACCGTATCGAGATCAGCACCACCAAGAGATGCCGCAAAACTATCGACACTGGAACGCACCTGATATCCTCGCGGCGTACTCGATCCACCACGTGCCATGTTTATTGTGAGCGTCGTCAAACTCATACTGTTCCCAGACGTAGGCGTTATCGTCACGAAAAAATAAGAACCGTTTGTCACCGCAAGCGCAGCGCTCGTCGCTCCTGCGGTCGGACCAGCAGATGATACGTTGTCGCTATCATACCCGGCAGTCCCGCGCGTGAAAGACGCGAGGAGATTATTCGTCACGATTCCGCCTGAGATGTTTGCAGCAACAGTGGAAGCGGCAAAATCCGAAGTTAAATTGTATTGCAATAAAACTGCCATACGTTAGACGACGGTAATGTTACCAATCGACGACATCACGGTCCACGTTGTGTTCGCAACCGTGCATACGAGTTCAACGCAATCATACTGAAGCGTTCCCTCGATGTACCCGCCAACCCCTGTAGTCGAGGTAAGGTTTCCAAAATTGATATTCTCACTCGCATTCTGCGCCACTCGCCACAATCCCGCCCCCTTACCGACAATCCGTAAAATATCCCCGACTGCCGCGGTATCGGCAAGCGTCACAGTGACAAGCGCCGCATTATTGCAAATATACCCGCTATTCACCGCAGCTGTCTGTGACGTTCCCGTCACTTCACTCCAGGATATTCCCGTGCCAGTTGCTGTAATCGTCGTCGCGGTAATCGTCAGCCCACTTCCCGCTGTGAGCCACGTCACGGCTCCGAGCGAGTCGTCCCAAAACATGATCCTGTCTGCATCTGGATCCGCAAGCGACGCGCCCGTCCCACCATCCGCAAGCGCTACGTCTGTTCCTCCGACAAAGTAGATTGCGGTACTGTTTACTGTGGGCGTAGACCCGAAGTTCACCACACCACCGGCAATCGTGAGCGCGTTCACGCCGTGTGAAATTGTCACATCGCCGGCATTGAAATTGATCACCGCACCCGAGGCAAGAAATAGATCGGACCACATGAGAGACGTAGTGCCGAGCGCCGCGCCGTCGCTTGTCGCGGGATTTATATTCCCAGACGATGTCACGCTCGACGGCGTGATCGCCCCGAGTGTGAGCGTAATCGCAGGAGTAGTGGTTGCGGTCGCCACCGAGCCGGACACGCCGTTTGCCGTGACGACCGACACGCTCGTGACCGTCCCCGACCCGGTTGACGAATTTACGACCACGCCGCCCTCCTTACGAAGCACCTCGCCCGCAGCCGAGTTCGCGAGCGCGCTCAACGCTTCGATGAGCGTAATTTCGGCACTAGTGAGTTCGCTACCGAGCGTTGGCGGGGTAAAATTTTCAAACCTGCCTCCCATAAAATTAAAGTTGCATTTCTCTGGTAATACCGGCCTCTTCGCGCAGCTTCTTCACACGCGCTTCATATTTCGCAATTTCCGCTTCTCGATGATTCAGGTATTGTTCCTTCTCAACAGCTTCGGCAAGCGCCGTCTGCCCGAGAGCGATAGTATCGGCGATCTCCTTCTTCAATTCCTGTAAAGAAATCACGTCCTGCTGCAAAGCATTCTTCTCCGCAACCACGATGTCTACATTTGCCCGTTCTTCCGCAAGCGTTTCCCTTACAGCAGCAACACGTTTCGTAACCGACGCAAATGTCTTTTGCCAGTTACGCACATCTTCCGCAAGAGATACCGCATAACTTTGTAAAGTTTCTAACTCCGTGCGCTTTCCATCAACCGATTCCCCCGCTTTTTGCTCGGCGCGCGCAAGCGTGTTAATACTGCCAGTCATGGCTTGCACCACCTCGACTGTTTCCTGCCGAACCTCGCCCAAGTGTCTTTCCGCCGCAACTATTTCCGCAAGAAGCGTATCACGCTGCGTGCCAACCTCCGCGCACTCTGAACGTATCCGCTCAAGATCCGACATCACCGCGGCCTTCTCGATCCCAAGCCGAACAATCGCCTGATCATACTCAATCATACGCGTGTCTGGCGTGCCATTTTTAGTGACTATCAACGTCATAGTTTATGCCTGTAGATTCTTCTCAAACCATACCTCGACGCCCTCGCCGGAAACCGTCGCGTCAAGCCAGATGCTACTGATGCTCTCCACCTGCAACCCAATAGACTCGTTGTTGTCGAGTGAAACCCAGCCAGTACCGGTGTTAAGCGCCGTTGCGGAACTATACCCCACGGTGATATTCCCCGTGTTTGCGCTCTTCGCTTTGATGTTGACGCTGATGCCATCCGGCACCGTTTTCGGCGCTGTCAAGGTCACTGTTGCTCCGGCCGCTTCTGTGGCAAGGTCATTTCGAGCGAGTAATGTAATTGTTCCAGCAACAACAGACCCAATGGTGTATGTTCCGTCATTTGATGTTGACCCCGCAACGGTAATCTGATCCCCTGCCTGAAACCCGGCCACAAGAAAAAGATTTGCCGAGTCGGTGATGGTATCGGCAGACGCATTATTTTCATTGAATGCGATCGTCGTCGCGCGACGCTTTACCGTAAGCGCCTCCGGTGTTCCCGAGGTTTGCACGTTAAATTGAAACGTGAACGGGATAGGAAGATTTTGTGTTCTTGTTGACATATATGTTAAGCCCTTGCTTCCCCCTCCCTGTTTTGATGATCCCGTCAGGGGGTCAGAGGGAGGGGACAAAAGCTCAATTATTTCACAAGTTAATAATCAAGATTAAGAGACTGCATTGCTGAACGGAGTGATCTCTGTACCACTTGCTTGCGAGTATCCTCGCACGAACCAATGATCAGAAGTCGCATCAACGAGTTCAAAGTATTCACCCTGTGCCGCGAGACCGGAAGTCGAGCGGTTAAGAGTGATCGTGTCGTCGTTGTCCGCAGCCCACCAAATATTCGGAGCAGTCGCGGTATCAGAGTCTTGGATAACGAACCCGCGCATCTCATCAGTAGCATTTGCCACCTGAATGATGTGGCTGTTCGATGTCGCAGTCACCGTAACCAAAAACCTATAGATCGCGCCTGACCCCGTTGCATCCGGCAAGGTAATCGTCGTCCCGCTTGCGGTATCAAGCGCAATGAGCCTGCCTTCGTGAGCAATAGTTACCGTCAGCGCCGAACCGCCCGCTACCAATCTGCCAGAGACATCATTCCATCGGTTGAGCTCTGTTGCCGTTGCCGCAAGACTCGTCGTTCCGTCATTGAGCGTCGTGTAGTTAAGCTGGCCGGTAACAGTAACCGCTTCATCGAATGTCGCCGTACCATCATCTACCTTGAGCGCCTCAACATTCGCACCGGTCGCACTGATGTAGACCGCGTATGCGCCCGCAGTACCAGCGCCCGTCGTTTGCTCAACCGCAAGAACGTTAGAAGTTGCACTCGGAGAACCCGTTGAGAGAAGCCGCACCGCATCCGCGCCAGCAACGAGGGCGCCCGTATGCGAAACATCGAGGACAACTCCCTCACCGGAAGTGCCTGTACCCGCAGAAGATACGTAGATCGCCTGCCCCGCTACTGCAGTACCCATCGCGATGCTCAACGCGGATCCGGTCGAAGCGGCTGTCGCAAATGTCAACTGAATAAGGTTCGAGTCAAGAAGTCCTGTCTGGTTGACGAACAAAACGTGATCATCTGTTCCGCCATCAGTGCCCGTATTCGCAATATAGATAAGTGGAGCGGTTCGTATGCCTGCCGCATCAATAAGCATCGCATTACCCGCAAGGTCAGTACCCATGTCCACATGGATCGCGTGGCCCGTTGCGGCACCTGTTGCGTAGACAATATCGAGCACATTCCCTGTAGAGACACCAGTGAGGTTAATGTCAAACACATGACTATTTGAAGTCGACGTGTCGTCAATCTTAATGAGATCGTCTGTGCGCGTTCCTGCCGCGTCAAGAACGAACGCAGACCCTTCAACTGCAGTCGCCATGTCCACATGAATTGCTTCTCCTGTGGCAGCCGCAGAAAACACGATATCGAGCACGTTCCCGGTATATACACCGGAAATGTTAATGTCGAAGATATGCGAGTTTCCAGTGGAAGAATCGTCGATCTTGATAAGATCGTCCGTGCGGGCGCCAGCGGCAGTCAAGAGGATTGCAGAACCGGCTACATTGTCAGCCATCACTACAGAGATTGCTTCTCCTGTGGCCGCGGCCGAGAAGGTAATGTCGAGAACATTCCCCGTATAAACACCGGAAACATTAATATCAACAATGTTCGCGCTTCCTGTTGAAGAGTCGTCAATCTGAATCAAGTCATCAGTACGAGCACCCGCTGCCGCAATTAAGAGCGCAGCACCAGCAAGGTTCGTACCCATATCAATCTGCACCGCGTCTCCTGTAGAAGCCGCGGACGAAAAAGCGATATCGATGATATTACCCGTGTAGAGTCCCGTAACGTCTATATCGATGAAGTCAGAAGCTGCAGCGCCAGTCATGGTGATGTCCGCATTAAGGAACGTGCCACCTGCACCGGACCCGAAGGTGCCGTCAAAGGTAACAAGGATCGTTTCTACGGTGCGTGCGCCGGCGTGATCAATCGTAAGCGCCTTGTATGCGACACCTGCGTCAAGATTCAAGTGAACCAGTGATCCTGTTGTCGCCGCGCCCGAGGTAGTAAGTGTTAATACACTTCCGGTGAATACGCCGCTCACAGTCATCAGCATGATGCCGTCAACGCTTCCTGTTTCAGATGTAGTTACTTCTATAAGATTATCCGTTCGTGCGCCCGCGCCCGTAATATTGATAGCTGCGCCAGCTACGTTGTCAGCCATGACTACGTTAATCGCGTTTCCTGTATCGGCTGCCGAGTAGGTGATGTCGAGAATGTTCCCCGAACCAACTCCTGACGAGTTGATGTCAAAAACATGACCCGTACTGGTATTGGAGTCGGCAATCTCCATAAAGTCACCCGCTCCCGAACCATCATGGGTTATGGCAACCAAGTTCGCCGTTCGTGCCTCGTTACTGCCGTTGATCGTTATTGCAACACCACCCGTTGACGCATTTAAGTCGAGGTTGATAAGGCTACCGGTAAAAGTCGTCGAGGTCACAATATCCAAGACATTCCCTGAACCGGCCCCATCAACGTTTATATCGATGTAGACAGCGGAACCAGTAGCGTCAGAACTCAACTCAACGTATGGTTGCGTGCGAACACCAGACCCTTCGACGTGAAGTGCGGTCATCGCAACAGCATTATCCAAGTTTACGAAGAATACATTACCGGTAGCGGCCGCCGAGCTTGCGAAATCAAAGACATCGCCAGTGTACACGCCGGTCAAATCAACATCGATAATATCAGCGCTTCCAGTCCCCGCATCATCAATGTTGATGAGTGGCGCCGTTCGTACTCCGGTTCCGCCGGACAAAAGAATCCCGTTTGTATCAAGGTTAGCCGAATTATCGAATACAATACTGATCGCAGAACCGGCAGGAGACCCCGCATATGACCCCACAAAATCAAATCCAATCGTCGCGCCTGACCCTGAGGAATTGATATCCAGAACGCTGTGGTTACCCGTCGAATCATCCGTAAACTGAATATCCGCGCCAGTGCGAGCTGTTCCACCCGAATCAATATGAATCGCTCGGGCTGCAATAGCCTGATCCATATCAAGATAGATACCGCGTCCGGTTGAAGCGCCGGTGAAAAGAAATTCAAGTGCATCGCCTGACTTCGCTCCCGACGTGGTGATACGAAGCGTATCAAGCGCTCCGGTTGTCGGGTCAGTCAAGACAATCGCTCCGGCATCCACCGTCACCGCTTGTCCGTTTTCGTATACGCCGTTCAAGTCTCCCACGGAACCAACCGCGGAAGTAAGAAGATTATATTCCGTCGTACCGTCCCAAAAACGTAACGAACTTGAACGACGATACAAAAGCATGTCGTTCGCGGAGGTCGGCGTTGTCGTGATGTTCGCATCAAAGCGAATCGCGCCAAGATCGCTTGCGCGTCTCTGGCGAATATTAAATCCACCGACAGACGCTGCTCTGCCTGAATCAAATGTAGGCATAGAAGTGAATGGATACGGAGAAGTCGCCGGTACCCCTCGTGGTCACTAGCCGGGTAAAGGGTGAAATCTCCGATCCATGAAACCAATAAACTTTAATAAGTGACCCTTCGTTAATTCACTTCGTTTTTGGTTTATCAAAACTTGACAAACTCACACACTCGTGGCCGCGCTGCCGACAAGCCATTTATAGTCGAGCACACCATACGCATAGCTCGCACTCGATTTAGCTTTCCAATCGTCCGTATCGAATTCCTCGCCGTTGTTTCCGGGAGTTGCCATCGTAAACGTCGGCATTTCCGAAAACTCAAGGATCGCGTCCTTATGCTTCGTATCCATGAGCATCCAGTAGTACCGTCCAGTCGCCGATGGAGCACCGAGGTTCGACGTTGCAAGAAGCGGCAGTATGATGTGCCGATACTTGCCCTGATAGACGTTGATCGCACGTTCCGCGGTATCCGGTGCGGTCTGCGAGCGCATAAACTCTGCAACCACATTCACGATCGCCGGATCATCCCCGGTCACAATCGTGTCCGGCTTCGGAACAACCTTTACGTCATTCATGTTCACCATGTTACGGAAGAGCCGCTCGCCCGCCTCAAGATTCGTGCGGTTAAACGCAAGCGTACCGTTTGAGTTATCTACGGTTGTCGAGCTTCCGGTAATGGTATGCGAGTCGGAAAAGATCGCAAGCGCGTCTCCGGTCTGCGTGTTGACCGTCTCGCCGTCCATGTTCGTGTACGTTGACCCCTGAAGGCCGAACGTAAACATATGCGTGAGGTCGAGCTCAATACGCATTGCGGTAGACTCACCAAGTCCGCGCATCTTTTTCTCGATTTGACGATATTTATCGTACTTCCGCATCTCCCACGTCACGCTGTCTCTCAAACCGATACGACTCTTCGTAAGGTTGAGAGTATAGCCTTGCCGCGGTGATCCGACAGTGTACGAACTACCCTCATCCTTCCTGCGAGCGAATCCGGGAGAATCGATGTGCGAATGCTCCGATGTAAGATTCTCGTTCGGCAGAATGTCATAAAGCTGCCGAGCGTTCTTCTCCACCGATTCGTACTCTTCTCTCCACTGGACAAGCGCGTTCTTTACAAGGTCGTTAAACTGTGTTGTAAGAATAGGCATAATAAAAGACCTTTCTAACTAATAAAGTCTTCGTTTATTGCCTCCGTTTTTTCTTACTTCGTTTTTTCACCTACTATTCAAAAACAGTAGGCAACCTGCGTGACATCTTCCCGACAACAAGCGTCGTCGAGATGAACTGCGTCACATACACATCGTTGTTCGTCGACGCGCCCACGTTCACCGATTGCGTCGCTTCCACATAGTCAACGTACTCGCCGACATCAGTGAGAGCCGCAGCGGTTGTGGTGGCGTCGAACAGGTACTCTGCATCCACGTTGCACACGAGTACCGGAACCTTATCGGTCGTCGTATCCGTTGCAGCAACCGTTTCCTGAATCAAACCAAGCAACGGAAAAGCTCCGCCAGCCGTGTAATCAACAACCCGACCCAAAGTCCCAAGCGCGACCGCATCATTGAACGTGAATGCAGTCGATGCGGTTTTCTGATACCACTCAAGGTGGCAGTCCCCGTTAGGACGAAATAATCTCATCGCCATACATTTAAGGCGACATCATTCCAGTCGCTTAAGGCGACCAAAACAGTGTCATTCCAACTGTTTAGATTTTAGTAACATCGATCACATTGTCCTTTGAAGGATCGATCTTGGCTACCTTCTCCGGATCAACGTGCATGGCCCGGGCCATTTCTTTTCCCTTCTCGGAAAGAATACCCGCGCCCCTCACTCCTTCGTTTCTGTCTCCTGCGCCGCCTGCGCCGTGGCCGGTTTCAAGATTCCCCTGAATCCGCCCCTCGCGCACACCGCGCTCATGCTCCGATCGAAGATACTCGTCCAGTTTCCCGGTCGAGCGTTTATGCAAAAGAAACGCCTCGTCCATTCGATCCACGATCTCACTCTCAGTGATTTCCCCACCCCGAAAAACAAGATTCGTTGCCAGCGCGTTCCACTGCACATCGTCAACGTACTCGGGGTGCATTCGTAAAAATGTACGCCGCGCGCTTCTCTCGTTTGCGTCTCGCAGAGCTTTTGTCGCGGCGGCCATCGCCGTCTCGCCGATTTTCTTCTCGTCGATAACATTCGCGGCCCCCTGACCTCCACCCTGCTCTCCGCTCTGATTACGCTCATCAGCCTTCTTGCGAAGCAATCCCTCCCTATAGTTATCGCGCTCCTCCTCGATTTTCTTCAAATCGGACTTCTTTATGGTGACGGTTTCTTCGCCGTCCCCGGCGCCACCTCCGGCGCCGGCGGCTGCAGCGGCCGCATCAGCGGCAGCCTTATCGGCTGCGGCTTTCGCGGCGGCATCATCACCACCTGTCCCCTGATTGTTTGTTTGTCCGTCTGGCATATTAGTAAAGGTTTTTTTAACTCGCATACCTCAACGAGCACTGCTAATAACGGAACAACGTAAACCATCTGTAGGGGGCTGCGTTCCGAGGACGGGCATTTTGGAAAACGAAGTCAAACCAAAATGTTTTCCCGTCGTCGGAACGCAGCTACCTACTTATAGCTGCTTCGTTGTTTCTAGGCCTAATTATCAAACTACTTTCCAGCCTCCTCGAACGCGCCGAGAAGCTCTCCAAATTCTTCAATGTTTGCAACCCATTTCTTCCCCCAGCCCTCACGATCAAATTGCGTCCTCAACGTCCTCATGCCCTCCTCGTCAATAGACACCTCCACGACCTCAACACCCTGCTCCTGATTATACTTCCGAAACTCCGCATTGTACGCATCAAGCGTCGACTGTACCTCCGCCTCGGCAACATCCTTCGCAACCACACGAGCCGAAAGCACCTCCGCTTTCTTCACATACTCCAAATACCCACCAAGATGCTCCTTCAAAGCCGGCAAAATAGAACTGATCGTCGACTTGATCTCTCCTGTCGTCGGATAATCCTTCGGCGGTATATTACGAAGATTGTTATAGATCGTATAGACAAAGACCCTTTTTATTTTCAACGTTTTTTTGTCTGACATGATGATAAAAATAACGAACTAATAAATTACGACCGTGCGCTTTTCTTAATCGTCGCGCCGCGCTTACGTGCCTTATTGAGCATGATCGCCACCCGCTGCTCCTCCGCCCGCTTCGCTCCATACTTCGCCTTCGTGTGCGCTAGAATCTTCGGCGGGTTCTTCTTCATCTCATGCGCCACACCGCGCATAACTATCTTTGTTTTTGCTTTACTCATATCCATCTGGTGATTTTACCGCTGCAGATTTTTTCTTCTCCTCGGCCGACTTCTTATTCTCAAACGCCTTCTTCATTTCATCAAAGAGGTACAGCAACTGTAAACGTCTACCGACAAGAACCATGTACTCATCGCGACTCTTGCCAAACGAGAGCTCCTTCAAAATTCGCAAGTCCTCATACGCAAAATACGACCGCCACCCCCTGTCATCAAAACTTCTGAAAGCCCACTCTTCGACTGCCCGTTTATCGATCCGCTTATAGTCAATCTTCGCCGACCGATCAAGCATCCGCAGCAGCAATCCAATAATTTTTCGCTTCATTTTTTTTATTGTCCTACTATCTCGCTTAACTTATTGTTCTGGTCCGACCCGGTGAGATCGCTTACGACGCCACCTCCCGCAGAACTTCCCTTACTTCTTCCAGCGACCGCGCCCGCAAGTTCAAGCCCCTTCTCCTGCGCAAAATCCATCGTCTTCGGCAGCTTGTAACGCCCCGCATCGTCGCCATACGTCTTTATCAAATCCCGGAAAAACAACTCCTTATTCTCCGCAAAATATTCCGGAAAAGTTTTCTGCACCAAAGCGATCTTCTCAATCACCATCGCCATGTTGATCGCTTGTGAACTCTGCCAAAGCGTTTCCGGTACGATCTCAATATCAAGCGAGAGATGCGAAAGTCGCCCGTATGACATGATGATCTTCTCGTACGGATGCCCGGCCTTGTAGTTACGCTCCTCCTCCGCCTCAACATCAAGCCGCAACGCCTTCCGATCCGCCATCTCTTCTTTTGAACGAAACTCAATACCGAGTGTTCCACGCGCACCATCCGAGAGCTCCGACTGCTCCACATTAAACAAACGGTACTTCTCTGTAAGCTGACTCGCTCCATTCTCACCAACGATCTCAGTCAACTTCGGCACGGTATACGTCATCAGCACGTTCGGCACCCGCAAGCGATACTTTTGCAACCACAAACTTTCCATAAACATCGTAAATATGCCCTTGAGCTGTCGCGCGCGCTCGTCCGCGGCAACGGCCGCCCGAGCCGTGACGTACTTCTGCGGCACGCCCTGCTGCTGCGGATCAAGTGTCGTGAGATCAAGCCCACGAGAGATCAGATCGATCATTTTCACGTTCGAGTCGCTCACGCCACGCAACTCCATCTGCTTTACTTGGTTGATATCGTCAACATAAATCTTCGTGTCCCCGGCAACCACCTCGTCCTCAAGATCAAGCATGTCCTTGTTCACATTTCCAACAAGGAGCGGCGGCACCATAGAACGATACTCTTTATCAAGCGCGGTGTTATAGAGCGTGTTCAATACGTCTCCCTCGCCCATCGCGCTGTTCGGCAAACTGTTTCCGTAAAAAAAGTCACTGTTCGCGAACGGCTCATAAATCGTTTTCGCAAACGGATAGATCGGCCGCCCATAATTGCGCCGCGTGATGTCGGTCCAAATCATCGGTCCGTTGTAAAGTTCAACGCCGTTCACGACAATCCGATACGTCCCAAGCCGGCCACGGTACTTGTTCATATACCGAGTAACCAAAAATCCTTTTCCGGTCTTGATGCTCTCATTCCATGCCTTATGAAAATAGGTGTCGTGCTCGTCCGCCTTTATGTCCGAAAGATTCTTCACAAACCTCGCGTTCGGATATTTCCCAAACACTGCATCAAAACGTTCGCGGTCCGCATAATACGTCTCGTGTATGATCGCCGGCTGCTCCTGTATATCCCGTATGTAAAAATTCTTCACCAACAGGTGCATCAAAGACACCTCGTAAGAGTACGGCTCGCCGAACGATTCCGTCTTTCTGACCCGCTCCTTCACGTCGCCGGTCAGCAGATCAAAACTCTCAATCTCAGCTTTCTCGTAGACGTTCTTCTGAATATCCTCACAACAGATTACCGTCCCATGCCCGACGTTGCTCCACGCCAAAAAAAACATCTCCTCCCGCGGATTCCCCTGATGGTAACTGTGCTGTACCAAACTCTTAATCACGCCCGCAGCAAAGTGATCGTACCGATCCTGCTCGTTCACCGCCTTAAACCGCATGTCCGGCAGATCGCGCGCGGCGGAAGCCAAGAGCGCCTTCGCCTTGTTCGCATACGCCCGAGTCGCAAAGTTTGCCTGCCACTCCTCCTTCCCCTGCGACTCCTTACTCAAAACATACGCGTTCAACCGCTTCTCACTGTCGTCAATAAACTCCCGCAACGTCCGGTCGTTAAACTGCACATACGGCTGCTTCCGAGCATTCACCATCTCCGCACGTTCGTCATAAACGAACTTAATCCGCGCCTTCTGCTCCTCAGTCGGTGCATACACCGCCGGCTGCCCTACATCCTCAAGGGGGATAGTAACTGTGTCAGGCATACTGTTATAAAAGTTTTAACTTAACCGCCTCCTCACGCGTGATCTCCTTCACCCGCGTGAGCTTCTCCACCGCTCTCACTCTCTTACCCCAGAGCGGATCGAGCTTCCACCGTGCCGCCTCCTCGTCGTTCACCAACCGCGGATTGATCTGATTAAAATTATCAAGCACCGTTCTCCCGTGCAGGACAAGAACCGAAACGATCTCCCGCATGTGCGCGAGGAGCTTCTTCTTGTCGATGTCGCGCCACACCGCGTTCTCATTCACCGGAAAGGACAGCCCCCAGTTCATTCCCTCCCAACGCAGAGCCGCGGTCATGACCGTCGGCTTCCCGCCATACTTCTCAATCCAAAAATAAATAAACGGAACCACCGTGCTCATACTTTTTTACCCTCCATTTTTATATACCCGGCGTCAGTCATCGTTTTCACAAAATCCCATATCCGCGAGAGCTCGTTCACCGTCACGTCGCGCTCCTGCAGAATCACCTTCACCGTACCAGAAATATCATACTCGAACTCGACCTTCTTGCCTGCTGTATCAGAAATCTCAATTTTCCACGCCATAGTTTTAATATCCTCCCATAGTTACCGTTAAACCCCGACCGCCATCGCGCCTCTTCCGCTTCTCCGCGCGCTTCTTCCGCCGTGTCGCAAGGTCACCGTGCTCCGCCCGAACAAATGTGAGCATCCCCGCGTCCGCAACGTCCGGGCTATCGATACCGTTCGCGCGCATCTCGTCTTTTGACATGATCCGCAAACGCCCCTTGCTGTCCGGCTTATACTTGATCTTCGGCAACTGCATCATCCAATCGTCCCTGTGGCACTGGCAGAGCTTCCCCCCACGCTTCACCCATTCCCGAAAACGCCAATATGCCTCCGCCCTGATGTTCACAAACCGCGCAGCCTCAAGCGCAACCATGCCGACGTTCACCCCTCGTACGTTCTTCTGCTGGTAGTGAAGCGGATCAACCGCCCCGCCGCCGACACCGACATCGTCAATAAACGTGTTCTCCGGCACGACGCTGTTCTCCGTCATCAAGAACATCGTCCTGCCCGCGATCTCAGTCAGATTGTCCTGCCGGCTCTTCCCGAGCACCTCCATGTAGTTCATGCTCCGCATGTTCCACACCGTGTCGTTCGCCCCGCCCCGCGCCACGTCGTTTCCAATCCGCTTCTCCCCGATGTGCTTGATCTCCGGGTCCGCTACGATCGCCTTCTCCACGTCGTCCTCGCTAAAGAGCGCCGTCCATCCCTTCGCGTCAATGTCATCCGCCTCCGGAAACTTGTTCTCGTACATCACCCGGAAGTACGGCTTCTTCCGCATCTCCTCAATAAACTCCTTCCGTAACCGCCCCTCCGCAAGTCCAACATGATAATCCGCGTTGATCTTGTGGTACGCCGGGTCCTCATACGCTACCAGAAAATGCCCCCGCGTAAACGGATTCCCCACCTTCACCACAAAGTCGTTCGCTCCGGCAGAAAATCCCCCCACCATCCGCATCGCCTTCGCATCGCTCTCGTCCGAGATCAGCGCAGCCTCATCCATAACAACATTCGGAGACCCGAAACCCATGAGCGCATTTCCCACATCCTCACTCTGCTTCAAACGAGACTCCGCCGACAAAATAAAAATCTCTCCAATCCTGTTGTCTCCCACACCAAACGTGAGCCGGTTCTTGCTCCGCTCGCGCCTGATCGCCTCCGCCGACTCGCCCTCCTTCAGCTTGAATCGCGACAACGTAAACTCATTATCAAAGATATGTTTAATGCAATATCCAATGATGATCCGCGCCTTCGGCTGGCTCGGCGCAACCAAAACCCATTTCTCCCCATAGGTCGCTACTCTCGTCAGAACCGCCATCGAGATCACGTCCGACTTTCCAAACTGCGTGTGCGTCGCGATCCATATCCGGTTCCGTCCAACGTTCTCCCCTCTCGTAAAAATCGTCTCAAAGATCTCCTCCTGCGTCGGCGTGAGCTTGAACGGATTCCCGAAGTCGTCACGATACAGCGATTTTACGAGCTCGTACGTCGACGTCGTCGTCGCCAAATTCTCCCCCATCACTTCGAGCTTTGCCGGCACGAAGGACTTGGGCGGCAGGGGCTCTGCCTTCGGCAGCTCTAACGATGCTTGGCTCTGCATTTCTCGTTTTTGTTTCCGCTAGATTTCTGATAATACTCTCGATCACCATGACCCCGCGCTTCTCCTCGATGTGCTCCGTATGCTGCGCCGGCTTTCCGAGCACCCGATCAAGCGCGTACATGATTGCCTGCAAGTTCGGCGGCCGCTGATAATATCGAATCGGATCATTCGGTCCCGGGTTCGTCGTCGTCGTTATATAGACACCCTCTATCAAATCAAAAAGTTTATCCGTTATGTATTTACCCTTCCGCCCGATGCGCTTCACCACCTTATCCTCAAGCAACTCACGCACCTCCTTCCTCCGTCCGATCGCTTGCGACCCCATGATAAATCCGCGCGCCATGCTCTCGACATGCTTATCAGAAACATCAACAACATCGAGCTCGTCCAGAGGAACAGAAATCTGAACGCCGGCAGCGATCTCCTCCGGAGTTAATCGCCGAACTTTTTGGGTATTCATAAATAAAAAAACAACTACGCAAAAAAGCCCGCAGCCGCTCTTACGAGCTGCGAGCCTCTCTGCCGGTGATGGATTTGTATGCTGCTTTCTTCATGTCGAAAGCATCACACCCTAATCTTCGTATACAAGTCCGAAGATTCTCCTCCACTACACCTGTGTCGGTACTATACCGGCAGGAGGAACGCTAGTCAAGGTTTTGACTTGTGGATAACTACATCCACCCCAGAAGAACAGCGAGGACGCTCAAGATCACCGGGACGCCGATGATCAACCAGAACGCTCCCATGAGTTCGTTGGGGCCTGCAGTTACGCGTGGGTATTTTGTCGACATACCGTTTTATACCACCATTCCTCGAATCCTGCAAGATCATGCGCGACAAAGGAGAGACCGCCGGCATGAGTCACGTTTTCAAGAAACCCTGTTTGCTCGGGAGAAAGACGATCTTTGCCGATCTTTATCTCGATGGCCACAAGGCGACCTGCAGGGGGCAGGACAGCGAGCACGTCTGCCACTCCCTTCTTCGCCGAGGCCCGAAAGCTTGCGATCTTTGCATCGTAGACGCCGATCGAGGAAGCGCGCCATGCGTAGCCACCTGACCGGTAAACGCGATCTATAATCTGATTTGTCAATGTTGAGGCAGCGCTCATGTTTACATTGTACCAGAAGCGTGTTGGGTATGGAGACATGTTGGGGGTAAAAAGGCCAGAAAGAAAGGATATTTGACATGATAATATTTTCCTTTTCCTACCATCCTAGTAACCGGGGGGTGACACAATACATACCTAAAGTTATGTATTTTTTTATATATGAACTGTAATAATACAGAGTAATTTAAGCAAAAATATATTTTGGGATATGAGTGTCACCCCCCGTTTACTAGGACGGTAGAAATACGTTGATTTATATGGGGGGGTCTCGTTGACGTGTATGGATATTTTATGGTATAATTTTATGTTTTTCGTCAGCATGTCGCGGAGGGGTTGCTTTTTTGACATATCAAAGTTATGATAATATAGATATCACACTTATGAAGAAGTTAATCGACTTCCCGGACGTTGTTTTGAACAGAGTAAATGAAATTCGTGACCGCGAGGGGCACAAAACTTTTACCGCGGCGCTTTTTTCGACTGTCGCGCAGTATTACGATCGGAAGTATTATTCAAAATATAAAGAAAAAGTTGGCACGATGACGTATCTTGAACCGGAACTTACTCCCGAGCAGCAGTGCGAACTGAAGGGGGGGAGTGTTCGGAAGAGTGAGGGGAACGTCATGTGTGTTTTTAGGATAAACGCATCCGCTACCCGGAGCGTTCCGATCGCGAGAACGGATTTGTACTAAAATTTTGGAGGCCGTCAAAAATTTCGAGTACCACCCTAAAGTGACTTGACCACCCTTTCTGAAAGATCGGGTACCACCCTAAAAATAGTACGACCACCCTTTTTGGAAGATCGAGTGGTTTTTTGTGGTGCGCAGGTGCGTGTGAGGGGGACCCTTTTCACTATATAAAAAAATAATGGAGTCCCGATTTTTCGGTCTGGGGTTTTCTCGTGAAACAAGGTCGCACAATATATCCCAGACAGCACAAAACACATCACTGACTGACGGTAGAACGTAAGCGTGGCTCTATCACACGTCATCATAAAATGTTGTATGATGTTTGACTTTGCGTATAATTTATCTTATACGCAAGTTATCCACTTGACAAAAAAAATCTAAAAGAACATACTGTTTTCAACGTGTAAAGGCCTAAAAATCGCGGCCACACGCATGGGTCGATCAATTATTAGATAATCATAACCACATCATGAATAACAAAAAGGGCAACTGGCCGCCAGTCAAAGACGCCGCAATAGCACGAAGCATCGAGCGATGCTTCCGTCTCGGATCAATGGATCACCTCACACTTGACGCTTACAATTTCGTCATTAATATGGACGGGTTTATTGCGCACTACAACATAAACGGCTTTCGTGCCTATTATAGCGACCTGCGAGACTTTGCAGATAAAATACTGCGCGGCGGTTTACTTGCAGGTTCCACACGCGAGGATGAAGCAGCTTATTGCATGGATGCAGATTTTATCAAAGAATACGGCGAGGCACGCTGTGCAAGTAAGGCGCGCGCTATAAAAGCGATCGTCTCCCTTACTCAAGGATACCGAGCGAAAACCGAGACACAAGGCGCGCAAAACGATAAAAACGAAATCGAACTTTTGGCCGAGTGCGTCAAAAGAGCACGAGGAGATGCGACATTCGCGCGGCAATTTTTATCAACGCTGCTGCGCTAACACACAGCAACATCAAGGTTACCGCATAGCATGGCTCTTGATACAGCGCGCAAACTGTACTTGCGCGCTGTAATGAGGAGCTCATACTTCTCTGGAGCTAGCGTCCAAAGTCGCTACTGCTCCTCTACTGGTCGAAGCATTACTAACCAAACAAAAAAAATATGTCAAAAAATTTCCAGATACTTGCAGGGGAGACACACGACGGAGAACTGTATTTTGTCGAAGTTGCGCCAGTAAGCGCGGAGCATACATATTTTGCTATAGGCGGCTTTACAGTGCGTCCAACTAAAAAAAGCGAAGCTTTGGAGCGATGCCGCGAACAACTAGAGGACGACGTGAAACTATGGCGGGGTGCGGTCGCGGCGGGTTATACGCAACTGGGACATCAAGACTGGGTGCAGTATGTACTGGCGACAGACGGCGAGCTTGCGGGTTTTGATAACTCGCTCTATGCAGAAGAACTGGAGGTGAACGGTGATCAATGGCTTTTTGAAAGCGGCAGTTGTGGGCAGCATCATGAGCAGAACTTGAAACGTTACTATATACCAGAAGTGTATTTTGATAAGTTGCTGGCCATGTGGAAGACGCATCACCTAAAAAAAGAAAATCCGCTGGGACTCACGGGACTACTGGATGACTTACGAGTAGAGGGCTGGACGCATAAGAATACACAGACGGCTTTTATCACGGAAACGATAAAGAGCATTGAGTAACAAAAAAAAACGACGCAGTATGTATGCGGCGCACAAAAGGTCGGTTTTTACTGGCTCGTTAAAAAACAAAAAACATCATGACAGCAGTACAACTAACAGGGCTCGCTCACGAACTGCACAAGGCGATGCTTGTGCATAAACTCGCAGACAAAGACGCGGCCGATTGGTACGACAGGGTAGACAAGTTGAACGATTGTCTGGGCGAAGTCGGCGCAGAGGTAAATCTTGACTGGCACTGTACAGACATGGACGGTTATGTCGAGGTCTCTTACTGGAGCGCGAAGTTACGCCATAACATAACGCTTGACGCGGACGCATGGACTGAATACGAAACGCTGGAGGAATTAGCAAGAGAACTTGTACGCTACAACGACAAGGCACGGACGCTAGAGGATCGAATACAACTGACGCCAGAGGTAGTCTAGTCGGCTCTTGGTAGTGTGCGGAGTGCTCGCAAGAGCGGCACACGCACACTAGCGAGGAGCTGCAAGGTCGAGCGGTGGCCAGTGTTAGCAACAAATAAAAAAAACTAGCATGCTGTATAACAAAAACAATTTATCCGTTGCAAAAATCGCAAGCGTGAACGCTCTTAAACCAGAACTGGCAAGCGTACTTTTTACGAAGACGCACACGGCTGCTACGGACGGCTTTCGCTTGCTGGAGATGTCAGTAGACGCGAGCGCGAACATTGAGGACTATCCGCAAGCGAACGGTGTGAGTGCCATGCGCGGGTTTAAGCCCTTTCTGGTAAACGCAAAGGCACTCGCGGAGGTAAAGCCGCCGACAAAAACGAGCTTGCCGATACTCCAGTATGTGGCGATCAAGCATGTGGATCAAACGCGCGTGGAGTTTGTAAGCATGACTGGAGACATGGAGGCACACGTTTCGACTGTGCGGCGTGTTGAGGGTGAGTTTCCGAACTATGAGCCGCTCTTTCCTGCGGGCGAACCAGTAGCGAGTGTGCGGGTGAACGGCGTATATCTTGCAGAGTTGGCGAAACTCATGGGAGACATGTTAAAACTTCAAGTTTTGGATATAGAGTTTTATGGCGCAGGCAAACCGCTTGTGCTCCATGCCGAGAGCGAGCACGGGCGACAAAAGTCGAGAGCATTACTCATGCCGATAAGGATATAAAAATATGCGAACGCTAACATTGAAGCAAAAAAAGATGCTCGTGGCGTGGGCGAACATGCATCTGCGAAAAGAGTCTATGTTTGACAGGGCGGACGAGATTGACAGCGAGACATACGACGCAATCAACGCGGTCAATCCGTGTGAGATATTTTACCAGAACGCAAACCACCTCCTTGAGCAGTTGCGGCCGGTATACAAGAGAGGGTCGAGCGCGTTTGGAATTGTCGGGTGGCAAGTACCACAATAGATGGCTCTTGGTAGTGTGCGGGACATCACTTCCCGCACACTAACGAGGAGCCGCAAGGAGACGTTATGAGAATGGGTTGTATGAGGGTCGCTGACACGCTACCCCTCAATCATGCAACTGCTGGCATGACGCTCTAAACGGACGACTCGACACTGTGGATGGCTGGATGCGTTGTCTTCAGTAGCCCCGTCTGGCGAAATATGGGGTGGCGATCCGGAATAGACGGGTACACTGCATATCGCGCTCGTCGCTGTGTGCTAGATGTCTTGAGCATCGTATCAAGGAGTAAATATATCGAGGTCGGTTGTGCGGTACCGGTAACAAAAGCCGCAAAGGTTTGCAAGCACCTTTTAATCGGCGCAGCTCACGTACAAGCGAGCGGTGCGGATTGCGAAAAATTGCGCTTTGACAACTCACGGCAACCGGTTATGCGGGGAGCAATCCGTAGCGTGGCCGATTTTGCTGTGAGTGAATGAAAGCGCAATAGGGCTCTGCGGCCGGAAAATATCGAAGTATGAAAAAACAAAAACGAGAAATAGTATTTTTGAAGCGCACGGATGTTGAGAAGATCATCAAGCGCATCGCGCCATACGGCGATCGCAATCTCCGTGACCGCGCGCTTCTTGAGACGCTTTTTTCTACTGGCCTTCGGATCAGCGAGGCGCTTGCGCTCCACACGACGGATTTTGAATGGGACACGACAGACTGGATGCGGGAGACAAAAGAACTTTCGATCATTGGGAAGGGTGGCCGGAAGCGGGTGGTGTTTTTCTCCACGCGTTGCCTCAAGGCGATCCATGCGTATCTAAAAGCGCGCCGCGTGCGTGAGAGCGAGACCCGGGTTTTTCCGGTCAAGGTGCGAAACGCGCAGTATATCGTGAAGGTGCGGGCGAAGGACGCGGGACTCTCCAGCACGCTCACGCCGCATTCGTTTCGCCATAGTTTTGCGACTGATCTATTGCAGCGCGGAGTAAACCTGCTCTACGTCAAGGAGTTTTTAGGCCACGCGGACATTAGCACGACGAGTCGGTATCTGCACACCACAAACAAGGAGTTGTATGACTTGCATAAGAAGCTACACGTATGAAGGTTGAAAAAAACGGAAACTATCTTGAAATATCGTTCGCGTATAATCCACAGCTCGTCTCATGGATGAAGACTTTTGAGAACCGTGTCTTTGACGCGCGCCGGAGAGTGTGGCTACTGCCGCTTGCAGGTTCTCGGGACGCACTTAAGCGTCTCGCGGCGCGCGGGTTTACGATCATGCCGGAGGTTGAGTTGGAGCTCAATCTGGACGCTTCGCGCGCGCGTGAGGCGGAGCGGATTGCCATGCTCTCGACGATTGAGATCGACTCTCCCTTGCCGCTCTTTCCCTACCAGAAGGTCGGGGTGGCGTTTCTCTCTACAATCGGTTCCGGGTTGCTTGGTGATGAGATGGGACTTGGCAAAACGGTGCAGGCTCTCGGCGTGTGCGAAGAGGTAGAAGCGCAGAAGGTGCTCGTGTTTGCGCCCTCGGCGGTGAAATGGCAGTGGGCGGGAGAGATCGAGAAGTTTATCCCGGGCGCATCGATTGCGGTGATCGAGGGTGCGGTGGACAAACGCGTTGAGATGTGGAAAAAAGAGGCGCGTTTCTATGTGGTGAACTATGAGTTGCTGCTGCGGGATTTCGGGATGATCAGCGCTCGTGTCTGGGACATCATCATCGCGGACGAGGCGACGAAGATCAGCAACCCCACGACAAAACAGAGCAAGGCGATCAAGAAGCTGCGCGCGAAGCGTCGGATCGCCATGACCGGCACGCCGGTCAGCAACAGGGCGAACGAGATTTGGAATATCATTGACTTTTGTCAGCCCGGTGCGTTCGGAAACTACTGGGCGTTCCTGAACCGATATTGCCTCAAGAACCGGTTGGGCGGGATATTCGGGTATCAGAACATGGACGAGTTGGGGAACCGACTCAAGCGATACATGATACGGCGGCTCAAGAAGGAGGTGTTGCCGGACTTGCCGGCAAAGATTGTAACGGACATACCGTTTGATATGAGCAACAAGGAGCTGGCACTCTATCGGAATATCAAGAAGGAGATATTGTTCGAGATCGAGAAACAGGATATTTCGAAATTGCATACTCCGATGAGCATACAGTACACGTTGGTCAAGATGCTTCGGCTCCGGCAGCTTGCAGACAGTATGGAATTGCTCGGGCAGAATGTGCAGTCGTCGAAAATGGAGGTTTTGTGCGAATTATTGGAAGAAAACGTGCAAAATGGACGAAAGGCCATCGTTTTTACCGGTTTTTCGCAGATGGCGGACATTATTGAGCGCGAACTCATGGTTTGTGGGTACAGTCCACTCAAGATTTCCGGTTCGATCAAGGAGGAGTATCACGAGGTGGTGCGGAAGTTTAACGAGATTGAGGAACATAAGGTGTTGGTGATGACGAGCGCCGGGCAATTTGGCCTCAACATTCAGCGTGCCTCGGTTATTTTTCACTATGATCAAGAATGGTCACTTGCAAAGATGGAACAGCGTGAAGGTCGAGCGCATCGCTACGGGCAAAAAGACACGGTACTGGCCTATAACTTGCTGGCACGGGGCACGGTGGATGAGTATGTGAAACGGATACTCTTTGACAAGAAGAAACTGGCGGAAAGTATCCTCATGGACGACGTTATGGCGATGCTCCGTCATGGCGACTAATATGTTCGGCCACCACACGGTCAGATTTTGCAAGGTGTGTCATGTGCCGTTCCGAATCCAAAGGAGCGGCAACAATTTGGGCCTTTGTTACCCGCACCGCAAGGAGGAAAAGCGCCGGCGCGCCGCGCCACTCTTGGCGCAAGCGCGCGCCGAGACGCAGCGCCGGTACATGCTGGCGATGCTTAAAACACACCCGGATCTCCCGGCAGAGGCCCTTGATCCGCCTCTACGTTTGCCGCGGCTTCGGCATTGTATTCCGTGAGGATGTCGCCCTCAAGAGCTATACCCTCAAAATCGTTCATGAGCTTCCGGTAATGCGGCTTAATGCTCCAGTTGTCTCCTTGCGGACCGGAGCGCTTGTGCCGGTTTGCTATCTCCAGCGCACAGAGGTCTTCGACGTGTCGACGCACGCTATTCGTCGGCAGGCCGAGTTTTGTCGCGATGCCGGTGGTTTCAATTTGCTCGTAGCGAGCAAGCTCCTGCATAACTTTCCGGCGCATGGTCGTCACCGAGTCGAGCGCGAGCTTGTTGACGAGTGCGGTGTCTTCCGGCAGCACAGCGAACGAGCCGGTTTCGTAATAGTTGATGATCTTCAGCGACTGGAGCACGGTCTGAAGTTGGCCAGCAAATCGCGTCGGCATTTCGGGAGGCAGGATTTCCGTCACTTCTTGGAGCGGGGATCGCCAGTTGCGATCCACGTCGGAGCGCGCACGGGTGGCAAGCTCGGCAAGAGAGATGGTGTTCTTCCGCATCTCCTCCTCAAGGCGAGGAATTTCCGTCGGCATGGCGTTGAGTACGGCAAGGACGTAATCGTGCATCAGGACGGCGCAGAGTGCGCGGTTTGCGGTCATTTTTCCTTCTTCTTGGTTTGTCATGGTTCGCTCCGTCGCCGCTTCTCTGTTGGGTTGGAGGAGATTGTAAAAAATAAAGCGTTCGCCCATGGCGGTATACCGTTGCTTCAGGGAATGTATTTTGTGGGTTGCGCCGGCGATGATCGTAATCTTACCCTTCCACGTGATCGTCTCTCCGGTCCCGAAGGATTTTGTATACGCGCCGTCGTATATTTCCCGGAACTGTCCCATGACGACATCGCGTTCTTCCGGATGTTCCGAGAGAAGAGAGGTGAGGTCTTTGAAGGTGACGATGCCGCTGCCGATCTCAAGAATCAAGGACG